CATCTGGTGTAAGAAGGTCTAAATACTCACGCCTCACACTGTAGTGAGAGATAAGGTGAGTAGTAGTGTCATCTTCACCAGAAGCCTCTGAAGCAGCATCCCATGCTTGTTGCAATAGGTTTAGCGTAAGAGGTCTGTTAGTTCCACCATTCTCAAGAATATTGGCTCTCCACGATTTATTGCTGTAGGCATCACGACTCACTCCAGAATATGTTCCAGAAGAATCAATACCATCATTAACACCATTGAAATCGTTGAAAGCACAACCTGTCAATGTCATAATCGTTCCTGATACGACAGTAACTGTTGCTGAGAATGTAATAGTGGAAGACCCACTTGCTCCGACAGTAGCAGAAACTACTGTAGCAGAAGTGAAGTCAGTAGATACAGAAGATGTCTCTGTTGCAGCACCTGAAGCACTTAATCCATCTAGTATCATACCAGCTTGAATAAAGCGAAGTGGGCTTCCGACATTTACTGTTGAAGATGTTACGTTTACAGTTGTTGTATTGACCGAAGATTGGTTAGAAGCAACTGTAGATAAATCTCCACGACTACCAAAATAAAGCATTCTATTAAAATACTTACGACTGTTACGAGTCATTCTATCCATTTCCTCAGACATAGCTTCAGCAAATGCTGCTCTATCTCCTTGAGACTGTTTCATAGCCTGTGCGGAAACTTCAATGCGACCATACCAATATTTTGGCGATACTGTGGCTGTTACATAGACTTCGTTTTGTGCGGTAGGTAAAGTTCCTCGTTCTGATCTAGTACCTACACCAAAGTTCCTGCCAACGTGCACAGGATAAACAAGTCTTCTACCACCAACACGCTCTGAAGCTGCGTTAGCAATATCAAACATTGTTACTTTTTCATTCAGTGTATCTCGTACTTTTCCTAGAAACCAGTCCTTCAACACCGCATCAAATGTGGTAGTTGTTGCTGGCATAGCTTACTCCTTACTCTGTCTGCTCCATTTGATCCATATATGCCTTCAAATCCGCAATATGGTCTGCACTAGAAAAGTTTTGATATTTCTTTTCTTCGGTGGAAGGAATCGGTGCTCCTGATCCTCCTCCTGATGCAGGTGGCAGCGTAGAGTTCTGTTTAAGTTTATTAGTGTGTTCTGAAATAATTTGCTGTTTATATGAGTTTACATAACTTGCTCTCTCATTTACAGCAGTTTCCATTGGTGTTCCAAGGGCCACTTTAGCGTAAATCGTATCCCAATCACCAGCCTGTAGGTCTGGATGCTGTTTAGCGAACTCTGCTTTCTTCGTTTCCCAAGCAGATTGGGCTACCTGATTTTTTAATTGAGAGGTATCCTGTTGCACCTGTCGTTGCACGTTAGCTACTTGATCTTGTAACTTCTGTATCGAAGCAGCATATGGGTCTTCTAACTCAAGTTCTCTATACCTATCTTCTTGTTGTTGCTGTTGTTGCTGATAAGCAAGTTGTTGAGCTCTAGCATCGGCCTGCTGATTCACCCAATCGTCTAGGCCTTGCTTTTGTTGCTTTAAGTTCTCCATCTCCTGAGAATAATGATAACCTTTCTGTAATAGTTCCGTTGTTCTAGGGTCATTAATGTCCCAGTCTACCTCTTTTCCACTTACCTTTAACTTTAAAGAGTTCGGATCACTTGTATCGGCAGGTATTTCACCGATGTTCTGATCTCCTACATCTTGGAATTGTTCCTCTTGAGGAGTTCCCATATCTGTGGTTTGATCTTGTTCTGCCATGTTGCTCTCCTAATATAGTTAGTTTCCGCTACGTCTAAATTGGGCGTAGATAGTTCCTGCTCCAACTAAACCATGAACAGCAATATCGGCAGTTGAAACAATGTTAAGGTCTTTCAAATCTATTGTTGTTGCTGTGTTTAGCATTAATGTAGGCAGTATCGCAGTGCCACCGACACTAAGTTGTACCTGTGCTGCTGTTGCTGTTGCAGAAATAATCACTCTATCTAAAATAGTTTGATGTATTCTTTGTTTCGGATTTGGACCATTTACATTGGTTACAGTCGAAGATATAAATATTGCTGTCGCTGTAGGTACTGTAATTGGGCCAGTTGAATAACTATGATACCAAGTTCCATGTTTATCTGGCATTACATTGGGCCTCCTTGCTGTATTCCCTCGTCAGGGGTAGCAAACTGATCGTCTTGAACTTCTTCTTGGATGGCCCCACCTTGTTGTTGGCCTCCCATTTGAGCAGCCATAGCTTGAGCATTTGCTGCTTGGATTTGTTCAGTTAAAAATGCACCATGCTGTTGCAGGTGTTGTTCGTAAATTTGGTCTATTTGTGGTTGTTGTTTAATTAATTCAATATATTCTGGTGCTTTACGTCTTCGGTTATGTATCTTAACGTGTAGCTGGTGATCTTGATATCGTTTTGCTATAGGCATAGCACCATTAACCATTTCTCTATTTTCTGTTTCTGCCTGTGCTTCATCAAGTGCTTGTTCAGAGAATACATCTTGTGTTTGTCCAAACTCTAGTAACTCCATGACTGTACGCCAATCGGTTCTACCAGTTTCAGGATTAATAAATGCACCTCTCTGTTCCATGTCGAGTATTTCTGCTTTCCTTGCCACTAAACTAAATGGAGCACCTAATGTTCCTGCAACTACAACTTGTGTATTTCCTCGAAGCATATCTCCAGTAAAGTTATCTACGACATCTACTTCGTTATTTTTTCCAATGATACGAATCTTTTGAGGAACTACCATTCTTTCCGAAGCTATTAATAAAGCTAAATTTGCTACCCTAGCGTCTGCTTCTGCTATATCTATCGCTGTAGTTCCTATTTGTGTGGTATCTGATTCTTGTAGTAATTGAATAGCGACACCACTTCTTGCACCAGAAGGTAAAGCACCTCTCGATACTTCTCTAACCCCTGATTGCTCCATCATATTTTCTCTGTGTTGCTTTAACACATTAAACAAAGTAGGTTGCGGAGGGTGTATATTTGCCATGTGTGGCATTTGTCCACCAATAGGAATTGCTTCCACTACTTCATCGGCAGAGGAATCTAGGTTTGATTCTTTGAGATGTGCACCTCTAGGTACAATCCATTTACCTTTAAATAACGAATGATGTTCTAATATAATAGATAATGCCTTATTGTATGCTTTCTGATCTGGTATCTGATCTTCTAAAGAACTTCTTCCCCATAAACGGAAAGGAACATCAATCTCTCTATAATGTACAAGAGGTAGAGGCCTATCGCCATTATTATCTTTTGGTGTGGGATTGTCTCCCATAAACAACATTATATTATTTGCACATATAATCATTCTTCCATCAGGAAACTCTGGAGTAGATTTTTGCCAATACCTTTTTACTACTGCCCCTTTTTCAGAGGGTTCTCCACTTGCTCCTTGTGGGTTAATTTGTGATGTGGTTGGAGATACAAGTCCATCTAAAAACTTTTCAAACGTAGATGCTGTATCTCTATATTCTGGCGTTACATATTTTCCTTTATCTGGAAACTGTCTTCGTATTTCTTCTAAAGATAACCACTCTCCGACTATAGCGGAATCACATTCATCTAACTCTGTTCCACTTCCTATAGGAATTACTGAGAAAGGAGATAAAGTTTTAATAGATAACTTTCCAGTTCTATATTGTTCCACTCCCACGACTTGTTGTTTCGATTGCATTACAGGCTCTCCCATTTCGTTCATCATGGGATTACCCATTTCATCTACTTGCTCTATTTCAGTAGTTTCTTCTTTAACACTAGATAACATTTCACCAGAATTAGGATTCCATTCTGTTAACAAGAAACCATTTCCACAAGATAAGACCCAACCAACCAATCTTCTCTTTAATTGTTTCCAATGCACGTCATTTTTGATATGAAACCATACCTTTTGGGCTAAACGTGCAGCATCTACATCTTCTTGTTCGTTAGAATTAGGTAAAACACTTATAGCTGCATTACCACTAGACAATTTAGATAAATTAATTCTATAAGCAGACATCATTAAATTAGATGTCATTCTAACTTGTCTTCTCCTAGAAGGAGGTAGCCATAATCTATTTCTTGATGGATGCCATACTAAATGCTGAAATCCAAGTAAATATGCAGTATTTAGAAACCATTGTCGGTGATAGGGTTGCATACGATTTATACCCTTTTCCCATTCCTCTTGCACCATCGCCATCGCACCAGTTTCTGTTTTGGTGTGATCTATTTCATCTTGCAACTCTCTAGGAGTAGTTGGATCAAGCGTGATTTTATCCTCTGCCATCTACATCACCTTTATTTGTACTATATTCAGACATTAAGTTAGGAGGTAAATCCTCTCCCAACGCCTGTAAATAAATAGAAGTTTCGTTTTCTGAAGCTGTAAATCCATTTCCATTGTTAGTTTCAGAATAGTCTAAGTTTTGATTGGCAGAATATTCTCCATAATCCCTAGACATAATCCTATCTAACAACTCTTTCTCTACAGCGAAATGTCTTTCCTTGTCTTTAGTCCTCTCTCTCTCTTTCAAAATAAGAAGACAAAGACAAACCAAGCCAAACGAAGCTGAAAATATTGTCTCTATCAAGTTAATCCTCCCAAATAAGGATCATAGACTTCTTCCTCATCTCTATACTTCTTTGGATACTTTACTTTCTGTTCCTTAGTCATGCTATCCCATATTTCTTGACCATCTGGTCCAGCAGGGTGTGTCTGTATTAAATATTTTATGGCATCAAACGCATGGTTATCTTTCTGTACGATACGTTCAGGTTCATTCTTTTTCATAACCTGAGACTGATTTAACTCATCATGCCTTAAATGGTTTAGTTCCCACCATAGTTTAGGACAGGCATGAGTAATAACTACTTTGGGGTCTTCTAAATTTTGCCATGCTTTATACAATGCTTGAGCAAAAGCTACATCATCACCAGCACGACCAGAAACTAAAGGCCAACCAAACTCGGTAAACATATCACCAAGCGTTTTTATTTGTTCTCTATCACCTTTTCCAACACCACCTCCCCACTGTAACATTGTTCTCATGGAAGGATCGTGTGCTATAAACACTAAATCTTCCCAGTCTGGATGTGCTTGGATAGCAGTGTTAATTTCTTGTGGTTTCTGTTTCGCCCTATAATATTCCCAGTAGAATATAATTGTTCCATTAGGAGATATCGTTGCTAACTCAAATGCACTGGGATTAGAACCACCCCAATCAAATCCAGCATATCGAGGCCACCATGAAGGAATAATTCCATCTTTCACTACATGATTTATTGGTTTATAAATATACTCAGCCCAACGAGGTAGTTCAGGAAATACAGGTTTACCACTCGCAGCGTATGGGTCCATCTCAAACTCCTTACGCCAAGCCCAATCAGGCATACCTTTCTTTTCTTTCGCTATCCATTCCTGTTTTGCTTTCTCTGGATCAGCAGAATAATGCACTCTCGCTATAGTAAAACCATTTTTATTCTTGGCTACTGTCAGACCTTGGTTTTGTTGTGGCATATCGTTTTCTTTGCTTTGGCAGTTTAGGTACTTTTGGTTCTTCTTTTGGTTCTTCTCTGTGATTACTTTCCTCTGGCTTTACCTCTATCGCCACTGGCTCTACTACTATTTCTTTTGGAGATGGTGATAGTTCTTCTAAGTCAACAGAAAATATTAAACCTTTACTATTTACCAATAACCATTTTCCATTATGCTCTGTTGCAGCAACGATTTCGTTAGCACCATTCCAATCGGAAAGACTTCCACCTTCCACTGTTAATTTAATAACTGACGAATCCACTGTAATCATGCGACATCCTCTACTAAATCCCAAAAGAATCCTGCGTTTGCTGAACTGATACCTATGAACTGTCCCCCACCTGTGATAGCTGGTTTGGCAGCCATATACGCATTAGCAGCTTCTTCTTGAAAGCCCATCTCATCTGAGATAATAACCGAAGCAGCTCTGGAACGAATCACGTCTGCTCCCTGTTTAATTGCTTTCACTATAGAACCATTGTTCCATAGAAGGTTTCCTTGAGAAGGTTTTGGGCGATCAAATATGTATTCTGGCAAATGCCAACATACGAAAGAACATCTCGCTACTTGTGGGTCATCTCTATCAAACACCATCGCAGCAGCATCATCAAAGTTCTTGGATTGCCAGAGTATTAATTGATTTGGTCTTGTATATGCTCTCCATACACAATACGCAACAGCTAACCAACTAATAGTCATCTGTCTACTTTTCGGAATCAGTAACAACTTTTCATGTTGGAATAGATGTGCCAAATCCTTGATATACTTTTTTCGAGGAAATAACTTAACTTTTCCTTCGTCTTTCTCGTCTTTGGTCTTTACCATCGCTAAAAAGTTTAGGAACGCATTGTCATTTATATTTGGGTCAATAGATTTCAATGCTGAATCTCTAGCGGCAGAAAGTTTTACTTTCGTTGCTTCAGTAACTGTTGTAATAGCCAATTAACGTAATCTCATTCCCTTGCCACCCCTTTTTTGATATCCTTTTTCAAAATCTTCTTGTCCAGACTGTATTAATTCCATTAAAGCAAGTATTGCTTGTTGTAACTTATCAGCACCAGCAGAAGCACCTCTGTAAAGAAGTCCTTGTCTTGGGTCCATATACTGCATACCTTTAGCTAACATTTGTCTAGAATCCATAGGTCTTGCTTGTCCTGAAGGTTGCATTGGCATATTGTACCCTTTTAACATTGAATCAGCTAACATTCCCCTCAAATCTTGACCTTGCATATTTTCATTTGGCATTATTCTTCTTCCCATTCAGGTTTATCTTGTGCATCACGCAGTATTTGATCTGCTTCGTCTAATATTTTTTGTTTCTCACTTTCACTTTTTCCCTCAAACATACTTTGGAAAACGTGTTCGTGTTGCTCTGGAGAGAAATCCCCTTTAATCTTTAATATTTTATTAATAGCATCTAACCTAGAAGGCCAATCTTCAACGTGTTCGACAGTCATTCCTGCACCAGAACCAAATTTCATAGGTCTAGTTGCATCTAATGCTTGGTCTAAACGCATATATGCCCTGTGCATACGTTCCGATATACCTTGTTTGGAAAAGAATTTTTCTAGATAAGTCTTAATGCGAGGTTTTCCCAATATATTCTTGGAAGCATTTCTGGAATAAGAGTCCGAATATCCAGCTTTTTTAGCAGCGTCTGTGGCATTTCCACCATTTTCGAGATAATTCTCTACAAATCGCTGTTCTCTAGGCTCTAAACCAGTCTTTTTATTTAATTTTGCCACATTTTACTCCAATTTTTGTTAAACTTTCGGCATCGAACTCCTATTATACCACAAAAATGCAAATAATGCAAGAAATATAAATAATGAAATGCGACTATTTTGGTCGGTCTTTACTTTCTTGGTACAGAATAAGGGTAATTAAGGCATAATTAGCTAAGTCAAGGAGAGTATCTTCTATTTTTTCATCTTTCACTTTCAGTTTCTCTGCTTTCATAAATTGCATTATGCGACTAAATTTGTCGGATAAGCGTACTAAACAGCCTTTCCAAGCTGGAATACCTCCCAACTCACATATTCTGAAGTTAGCGAAGACATCTTTCTTGTTAGCGTAGTCATGTCTTTTCTCTCTGTTGATCCTTTTCATCTCATCAAGGAGTGTATCGAACCTATCTTCCATAGTATTCCCATACTCTTTTCAATCCAGCATCAATAGATATCTTCGGTTCCCACTCTAAAATACGTTTCGCCTTTGATATATCGGCATTGGTACAGTCTATATCGGAAGAATGTCTAGGTTCGGAACGTATAATTGCTTTCTTTCCTATAATTTCTTCTAGTTTTGTAATAATTTCCTTGACACTGACAGGTTCATCTCTACCTAAATTAAATATTTCGCAGCCAACAGGGATTAATGCTTTCTGTATTCCTTCACATATGTCCTGTACATGGGTATAATCTCTGGATTGTGATCCATCTCCGTACATTATCAGTTCTTTATTGTTACTGATACACTCAATAAACTTGCTTACACTCATATCAGGTCTTCCTTTTTCACCATAGACAGTGAAAAACCGCAGTATAGAGATATCAATTTTATGAAATCGGTGGTAAGTAGAACAGACATCTTCTGCCATCTTCTTTGATTCGGCATATACCGACAACATATTCCCTATCTGGTCGTGTTCCATGAAAGGAATCATCTTTGCACCACTATATATACTCGAAGTGGAGGCTAATACCAATTTAGGGATCGAAAATTTTCGGCAAAATTCTAAACAATTCACCGTAGACATCACATTATTCTGTATATACCTTGCTGGTTCCTCGTTGGAACGCCTCACTCCTGCACTTCCTGCTAAATGAATGACTGCATCTACCTTCATTTTCTCGTTTAACTGTCCCAATTTGTCTATGGAGCTGGTTTCCGACAAATCCAACCCCATAAACATAAAATCTCTAGGATTTTTATTACTATTATCTATGTATTTGACAGCGTTGTTCAGAAAGTGAAGACGTTCCTGTTTGAGAGAGAAATCCGATTCCGTGGACATCGAGTCAATTCCAATAACTTTATGGTTTTCCTTTAACATTTTATTTACAAAGTGTGAACCAATAAACCCAAATGCTCCTGTAACTAGATAATTACTCATTTTGCATCTATCTCCGAATTAGTAAACCCTGTAGGAAAGCGGAATCCTTCTATCGTAGGTCTTATTATTGCTAATATATTGCAAGAGGGAGCATTACTTGGAGTTTTTCCATCTAGTTCAAACTGTATCCTTCCCACTACCCTCACCATTTCTGCGTGTCTGACTATCAATTCGTGCCACTTGGCCCATCTACCCCAAGGTAGTAACATTGCTACAGTGCAACCTCTCTCTGCTTCCTCTATAGATTTCGATACCCAAGAGATCAATTTATGGTAAGGAGGGTTACACCAAATATGTTTAGTATATATTTCTCTATCAGACAGGTACTTAGACCAGTTGATCGATAAAGCATTGTCTCCCTCTGTCAGGTACAGATCACATTTTGCATTATTTTTATCTGACGCTACATCTAAATCAAACTTACCAAACACTACCGAACACCTTTTGAAGAATATATCTGGCGTTATCCATTCTTTACTCGTCATTATCTAATCCATGTAGTTGTTCTACCATATCCACAATTCCTGCATAACAAGTAGGGCAGAACGCTACTGATAAAACTCCTATATATCCGTCTATGCCGCCCTCTCCATCAATGTCAAAGGGACCATCGCAAACTGTACACATTCTATTCCCATCATTTTCCATATATTACCTCCGATGTCGTTTCTATCCAAACCCTAGCACCACAAGATAATGGTTTGTCAGGAGAATACACTATCTTTGAAGGTCCTAAAATTTCTACCGAATTGCTATATATATTTTCCTTATACGTTTTACAGGAAATAACTGGTTTTCTCTCTCCAGTTTTCTGGTTTTTTTTAATGGTGTGTTGATTGATATGTATTCTTCTTTTCAAGTGCCCTTCTCGCTTCATTTAAGGTATGTAGAAGGCGATATCTCTTTCAGTTAGATAAGTTGTGCACAAGAGACGTAAAAGGAGACAGAAAACGCCTCTCATGCACTATTTCCCAACATGAGATACCCACCAAACTATACTATAAGGTACATCTAGTCAAGGACTCGCCCCCAAATCAACCCTAAAAAATACGAAGCGGACCCATATATTGAGCTATCTATAGGACAACCCACTGCACAGCACCACCATACCCATCACTTTCGCCTTTTTTTCGCTTTTTATTCGCTGTTTGTTCGTGTTTTATTCGCCTACTTTCGCTTTCCTTTCGCCTTTTGTTCGCCCACTAATTGTGGATAAACCTGTTGATAACCTGTGATTATAGAAGTGGGTAAGTGGTTAAAATAAAGTTATACACAATCAATTCACAAGTTATTCACAAGATATCCACAAGTTATCCACAGCTTATCAACGACTTATCAACAAGCTAATATGTAGCTGTTATGGCTAAGCCTACACATAGAATACGTCAAATAAAGCGTTTTAAGGTGCATTCCTTGCGTTTTCTTTTGTTTCTAGTGGTCTAGTGCCTAGAATAAAAAGAACGCTTTAAATAGCCTACTCTATTCTTTAAGTTTTTAGGGTAGTAATGACATACATTCACTCATGCGATATACATAAGAATCAGCATTATTTTTGACATGAATCTACAGAAAAAAGGACAAAAAAAAAGCACCTCCGAAGAGGTGCTAATTTTTATATTTTTGTTACTAACTAATTTCGTACTCGATCCTATTTTCAACTTCGTTTTGGAATGGATTAATTTCGAATCTTTTATTAATTTCTTCGTCTGATACTTCTTGATCTTCGTATTCGTAACCGTTGGGATCATGGATATATGTCTCTAAATGAATATGCAAGTCTGATTCCCACCATCTTAGGCTTTCATCTTTTTTTATTTCTTTGATCGCTCTTTTAATAATATTATGTTTAGTCCCTTTTTTTAATTCCTTTAATTCATCTAACATCATCTGTTTAAAATGTTCAATGGCATACGTTCCGATCTGCAATTCATTTTTGCACAAGTCTGATCTAGCATCTATAACACTAGTTAAGTTAACCCAGTCTCCGCCGTTAGTTTTTACTGATGTTGTAACTCTGTACCTTCTTACTGTAGTTGTTGACATTTAAAACTCCTTTTTTAGGTCTGCTTAATTGCTGACCTTGATAAGAAGTATAAAAAACTTTTTAAAGAATGTAAAGCGTTTTATTTTATATTTATTTATTAAATAATAAGACAAAAAAAAAGAGACTCCGAAGAGTCTCTAATTTTTATTAGATGTAGTTTATACAGCTACTAGTTCCTTTGTTTCTTTTCTTGTATAAGTTTCATTCTTTCTTTTCATGAACTCAAAAGCTTTTGATCCTAGTGAGATCGCTTGAAATATCTTTTTCGGATCATCTTCTAAAATACTGAACCAACCATTAATATACGCTTGAGAATTTGAATCTACTTTGCTTTGTAAATGTGGACTAATTCCCTTTTTTCTAAACCCTA